AGTCTAGGGCTGAAAAAGGTAGAGGGTCCAAGTCTGGACGGGAGGCTATCACTAACTTTGGACATCACTCCCACACAAATCCTAAAAAGTCTAAAGTAAAGGTATATGACTCCATTACTGATGCTCTTAAGCGTGGTTACGTAGGTCAGATTTTCAGCACTAAGAATGCAGACCGTCTCTATGTCATCACTAAGCAAAAGTGGGGTAAGGATAATGAGCAGATTATCAATGGTAGATCAGCTAAAGGGTTTACCCCTGATTCTATTCCAAGCTCATTCAAAGATGTTAAACGGTATGCGGTAAGGACGATGGTTCGACATGCTGGTGCGACATCGAAGAGATCAAGCGGTGAGAAGTATTGGGGTAAAGATAAGAAATGAAACAACACATACTAGAACAATTTATTGATAGAGTTATCGACATTCTCGTTGAATCAAGACTTGATGAGCGTATTCAAGCTAATAAGGACTTTAAGAACGCAATCTTAAAGAAAAGAAATAAGGACGCTTACCGAAAGCAAGGCACCAAATCTCCACTAGATGGCTTTAAAACCCCAAAATTTGATGGAGACACTAGGTCTGCCAGAAATCATACTAAGCATATCCATACCGATCGCCCAGGTGCCATGGGGCATAAGATGTTGGATAAGGCAGGTGAGGCCCGCCGAAGAGGGGATAAAGAGGAGTCTAGGGTGCTTCGTAGAGCGTCAGGGTATGATCGGACTCACGGATTACATAAAGATCAAGATAGTATGCCTGATAAGAAGCCTTTACCATAATGAACTTAAACGACGTATTTATAATCCAAAATCTACAAATCCTTAATGAGGGTAAGACTGGCCCATTAAAGATTCGTGGTATTTTCCAAAGAGCAGATGAGGCTAATAACAACAACAGAATCTACCCACAAAAGGTATTAGAGTCTTCAGTTAAAGCCTTAGCTGAAGCTATTGCCGAACGTCGTTTAGTTGGAGAGTTAGATCACCCAACATATGACATGGTTAAGCTGTCGAATGCCTCCCACCTAGTAACCGGACTTAAACTTGAAGGTAAAGAAGTTATTGGTGAAGCTGAAATCCTCCCAACTCCCGCCGGTAAGGTAGTAGAGGGTCTAATTAGAGGTGGAGTTAGAATCGGTATCTCAAGCCGAGGTATGGGAACTCTATCAGAAAGCAAGAGTGGAACCAAGACCGTCAATGAAGATTTCCGCCTAGTGACATTTGATATTGTAGCAGATCCCAGCACAAGAGGAGCTTACCCACAACTTACTGAAAGCAAGCAATTGAAGAAGGATCAGCAAGTTATTGAATCAACTATCAAGCAGGTAGTTGGTCAGAGAGCATTCCTTAAGCTCCTCGAAATGAAGATTGATAGCAAGCTTAGTGGTTCAAAATTCCTTGAGGGTGTCGATCTAGAGAAGGCTCCAATTCCTGAGAAAGATAAGGAAGAAGGTCGCAACATTAAGGCTGCTAGAGAATTAAAAGCTAAGGGCACTAAGACCTTTGGTGGAAGATTAGCTAATGCTGCATTGGCTGGCAGGCAGAAGATGAAGAAGTTAGCTAAGAAAGGAAAATCATGAAACAACATATACTAGAACAATTTATTGATAGAGTTATTGATATCCTAGTTGAATCAAGACTTGATGAGCGTATTCAAGCTAATAAGGATTTTAAGAACGCAATCTTAATGAAAAGACATGAGGACTGGCGACGAAAGAAAGGTAAACAACCTTTATTAAGGGGTATGAAAGACCCAAAGGCCGTTATAGCCGCCAGAAGTCATATTGAGTATGACACTACAGCCCGCCCAGGGGCCTATGGGCATAAGATGTTGGATAAGGCAGGTGAGGCCCGCCGAAAGGGGAATAAAAAAGAATCTAGTGCATTGACTACATTGTCAAGGAATGAGCGGGGCTATTCTTTTAAAGACTTGCCTGCTAAGAAGCCTTTACCATAATTAGGAATTAAATAAAAAAATGCATATTTCGTGCATTAGGAGTAAATAGTAATAGCTATGAGAAAAAATTCATTAGAACAAATAGCAAAAATCCTCCCTGAAGGACTAGATGAAAACCTACTAGAGCAGATTGCTGAGTTGGTTCACACTAAGATCACAGAGGAAGTTTCAGCTAAGACAAACGAGCTAACCATTAAGGTGAAGGCTTTCCTGAGGGGCCAGATCGACTCTTTGAAAGAACACGCAGTCAAAGAATTAGAACTGGAAAACGAGACTTTCCGCAATGCACAGCTTTTCGAATCTGTAAGGGCTGTATTTGCAACCGAATTAACATCTGATGACGAAGTTAACGCAGTTAACTTACTATCACTAGAGCAAGAGAACATGGGTCGTAAGGTTGAGGTTATCGCTGGTGAACTAGACAAGTCACTAAAAGAGAACGTTCAGCTAAAGAAGCTGCTTAAGGTCATTTCCGATAAGAACGAAAGACTTGAAGAGCAAACTAAGTCCCATGTAAGACAGTTAAAGGAATCAAAGGCTTCTGAGAATATGGAGCTTTCTGAGACAGCTAGAATAGTTTCTAAAGAAACTTTCCAACGTCAAGGTAAGAAATTAGAGGAGCGGAGAGTTTCCGCGCCACCATCTGACGGTAATGAATTTTTGACCGAGGGTGTCCTTGGGTTAATGAGATAAGCTAGGAGATAATATGATAGACATTTCAAAAGTTGGTGGATCACCTGAATTAGTCCAGAAGTGGTCAAAAGCCCTTGACGGTATTAAGAGCGAATATACCGCAAGAGTCACCGCACAATTACTAGAAAACCAAGCAAAGGCTGTTATTGCCGAGCGTGGTAGACTAAACGAAGAAGCGATATCAACTGGTGGAACCACGGTTGGTAACATTGGAACATTCCAAAAGTTTGCTTTCCCACTGGTTCGTAGAGTGTATCCAAATCTGGTGTTCAACTATATCGGTTCAACCCAGCCAATGGATGCTCCTGTAAGCCAGATCTTCTACATCGGCAATAGCCGATTTAATGGTAGCACTGGTCAGACTGTCTATTCAAAGATGAACCTCACTTACCGTGGGGGTGAGACATCTGCAATTGGATCGTTGGCTGCAACTGGTGGAACGTGGGGTAGCGTTACTAGCCAACTAACTCAGACGACAGCTTCCGCTGGATTCGATCTGTCAAACGTCTTAAGTAAGTTGCATGGATCACCATCAACTACTTACGGTGGTCAGATGGCTTCATTCCCAGATGCTTCAACCACGATGGGTTGGGTTGTATCCGCTGGTGAAAGATTGGACGGCACTGGTATTCCAGAAGTTCAGTTCCACATTGAGAATCAGCCAGTAGTTGCTCAAACTCGTAAGATGAGAGCATTGTGGACGATTGAAGCTTCACAAGATTTGAAGGCTTACCATAACTTGGATCTGGAGCGTGAGCTTACTGATCTCCTGAGTAAGGAACTGTCATTGGAAATCGATCGTGAATTGATTGAAGATATCCGAATGATTGCTTACGGTTTTGCTGGGACTAATATTACTAACGTCGGTGGGTGGAATGCTCAATCACTAGACCCTCTTGCTAATAGTAACTCATTCAGTAACTATTTCGGCAAGACTACTGGGGCTAACGGTGCTGGGTCTACTAGCCCAGGTGCGTTCGACTGGAGCAACTCTGGTATCTCCCCAACGTCCCTGTCAACTCGTGCGGGTAACGTTATAGTTGCTGACCTTGCTCAGTTCTTAGGTGCTAGCTATGCTCCACAGCACGTTGGGCATCGTTATGCTAACTTGCTAGCTGTCTTGAACTTCGCGTCACAGGACATCTACAAGACAACTCAGCGTGGCCCAGGTAACGTAATCATAACGTCGCCTCTGATGGCTTCGTTGCTGGAGTCGGCTGCTAAGTTGGAAGGTGGTATCGCTGAGAAGGACGGTCCTACCAACATGGGTAGCAAGATTGAGTATAAGGGTAAGTTCGCTGGTAAATACGAGCTTATTGTTGATCCTCTGTTCCCTGAAGACGAGATTGTAATGGGCTACAATGGTGGTTCGCCACTAGAAGCGGGCTTCGTATACTGCCCATACATCCCAATGATGCCATTGCCAATGGTTACTGATCCAGGCACCTTCCAACCAAGAAAGGGTATCATGACCCGGTATGCTAAGACTGCGATTCAGCCAGCTAGCAGATTCTATCGAGTTATCCGTCTGATCGGTGCCGGTGCTGGTTACCTAACTGGTAACTCTGTGTTCGCCAACACTGGTGTGAACGTCGGAACCCTGTAATCCTACAAGTTAGGATTAACTTAAAAGCGGGCAGGAATGCCCGCTTTTTTCTTTTATTCAAGGCTAAATACTAATGTATGGTATTACCTCTAATAGCTAGTTACGGATCTTCTTACGGCAAATACGGTGGAGCTAGGCTATCGGACTACTCTGTTAACACCGAAACTAATCATATTGACGCTACTAAGTTAAATACAAACTTAGAAGTAGCTGGAGTTCAGTTTAATCTTTTTGAACAAACCATCCATGATTACGTGCTAGCTCAATTAGGTCATCCTGTAGTATCTGTAGAGGTAACTCCATTCCAAGTTAAAACCTGTATTGATGAAGCGATTTCAAAGCTAGATTACTACGCTCCACAATGGGCTAATCAGTTTGCGGTGTTCGACGCTTCAGCCGGGTGCAACGAGTATCAGATTCCTGCATTCATTTGTAACAACATTTCCTATGTTGGATACAAGAAGGATATGTTTGGGATGAACTACACTCCAGGGTCACTAGGTTATGATATGGCCCTATCCTTCTTCAACAACAATAGATTTTTCCAGGGGGGTGGTGGGCTTGGAGACTTTTTCCTAACTCAGCAATACATGGAGATAATGAGGAGAGTTCTATCACAAGAGGGGTCCTGGAGCATAGTTAACAACGAGTTCTTAATGCTGCATCCAGGTCCAACTGCTACTCCAACTCCTGTCATAATTGAGTATCGTGCATTGGACTCTAATACGCTGCATCATGCTTATCGCAATTGGATCCAAAGATACGCTTTGGCGGCAACCAAAGGCGTCCTGGGGCGAATCAGGGGCAAGTATCGAAGACTTCCCGGTCCAGGTGGGGGTGCTGAGCTAGATGGTGGAGTTCTTGTTAGTGAATCAGCACAAGAGAAGAAGGAGCTTATGGAAGAACTTCGGTCTGAGATTCAAGAAGGGCCAATGTTCATTACAGGATAATCATGTTTGTAGACAACGACGATTACGAAAGCCCTTTAAGGATGTATGATAAGGTAGGTGACCGTAACCTATTTAACATGCTAGACCAGGAGCAAATGAAGCTTGCTGGGTCACCAATCCTAGTCTTTAAATACCTTGCAACTGAGAACTTAGATGATGTCTACGGGGAGGAGAGAAGTAAGGCAATCTCTCTAGAGCCAATTAAAGTATACGGGCACTATGATCCAAGACCAATCGAAGAAAATTTAACCCAATTTGGAATAGAGCTTACGAACGATCAGCAATTCACTTTTAACAAATCCTACATCGAGAGGAAGTTAGGAAGACCAATCGTCGCTGGTGACGTTATACAGCCACAATTCCAGAATTACAAGTATCAAGTGTTTGAAGTGCAAGAAGATTCCTTCGAAGCTTACGGAGTATACCACCTATTGTGCAGTGCTAAACTCTTAAGGGATTCTCAGGACGTTCACATGCTACCTATAATCAACCAAGATCCACAATCAACGGAACTATACCTAGGAGACGATGACCAATCCAGTTAGTAATAATGTTCTCCAGGAAATACTTGAGAAGACAAGATTATCCTCAGGGATGTATGTCCAGAAGGTTTACAAAGAAACTTTAAGGGATTTAATCAGCATTTTTAGCAATGTGTATTACATAGATAGGAACAATAACCCTATTAAGGTAACTTGCTTTCACGCTAATCAGGAAAGAGCTATAGCTAAGATACGAGCTAAGCAGAACATAACTCTACCAGTTATTTCTGTTGGGGAAACAACCTCAGCTAATAGCGACGCGCGTAGACGCTATAGCCCTATCCTAGTTCATGATGTTATCTTTGATAAGAAGAAAAACCGAGCTATTAGACTTTTAAGTATGGCACCTAGGCCAGTTGATATAGACTATCAGATTAACATTTGGGCTACTTACAAGCAAGACTTAGATCAGTTAAGGGAATACGTGTTTTTAATGTTTAATCCTGATCTTGAGATAAAGACTAAGGATAGTATCATGACTAAGGCATTCCTCCTATCTGAGTCGGAAGCTGGAAATCAAGAGGCTGATGATACCAAGGATAGAATCCTACAGAAGAGTTTAACTATAAGAGTTGAAACTTATCTACCTAATCCAAAATTCCTCTATACCTCAACAGGTAAGATAGAAGAATTTAATTATGATCTAGAGATAGACGAGACTTTAGACTAATCCCAATTTTTTAAGTTAATTTCGGCTCTAAGGGTAGTAAATACTAGAGTAGAGATTTCATATGCTTAAGAAAACTGTAGTAGTTCCTGCTCCTGAAATGAAGACGATTAAAAACTACTCCTTACAGGGGTTAACTTTAATACTTAGGTCGGGTGGCGATTTTGAGTCTATCTGGCTTGCCCCAAAGCAGTCAATTACTGTGTTAGAGAGTAGAATTACTCAACAAGTAAAGAATCTTCACAAACGAAGATTGGTTAGTATCGGAAATTAAGGATAATTATGGCCGGAATTCCTAGCAGCCCAGCAGTAGTGTTTATCGAGCGGGATAACTCAGCGTATCCCCCAAACATCGACTCATCGATAGTCGGATTGGTAGGGTATGCGTCCAAGGGTCCAGTTAATGAACCTACGCTTATAACCAGCCAGGAAAATCTTATTCAAACCTTCGGCAAACCACGAGAAACAATAGTCGGCCAAGGTTTAGAAGGTGCTTTGGAGATTCTTGAATCTACAAATCAAATTAGATTCGTTAGAGTATCACCAACGGATGCGCTAGAAGCTAGTGCTAATATCCAGTTTGGTGTATGCCCAGCGGTTAAATTAGCTGCTAGCGGCTTTGGTGTTACTAATGCCATGTATCTAAACGTAACCTTAACTGATGCCGATGGAACTCAAGTTCTAGAGAATAAGCTTTACAGCATCCCAGTTGCGTCGGATAACTTGCTGTTAGGGCAGGCTTCATCTGTAGCTAAGGTGATTGGTAATGGTGATAGCCCAACAGATCCAATGTTTGTTGCTTTTGATACCGCTACTACTAGCACTGGATACCTTGCGGCTACGTATGCTGGCAAGTATGCTGTCCTTAGCTTAAGCTCCTATAGTGACGTTACTTTAACTACGCCAATCTCAGGATTGCAACCTCTGACTCTTAGCTCAGGTGGTGATGCAGGTGCTGTAGTATCTTCACTGACTATAACTGGTATCGATATCGATACTTCATCGTTTGCCTATCGTGTTTTATCCATGTATGATGGTGATGGGTATAACTTGTCATCTGATATCTCAACTGGGCAAACTCTAGGTGTTAGCATTGAGGTAAACCCAGGTGGTGGACTTTACTCACTCTTGACGGTCAATAACGATGGCGTTGCGGCTGAGACGTATAAAGTTAGTATGTTGGATGATAGCACGTTCATTGAAAACGTAATCAATATTGGAACTGATAACGCAGTTTCAGACTACATTAAGGGCGAGCTATACTACCAGGGAGCGTCATTAGCTGGGACTACTCCACATGCTGATGATGTAACTACTCTGTCATCCTTGGGCACAATGACTCAGGGTGTAAACCTTACTTATGCTGGTGGTTCGCGTGCTCTATCAGCCAGTCCATTGATAGTAAGACTGATAGACAAGACAACTGGTTTAGCCGATGGTTCTATTGGAACTATGGATACTAGCACTACCTTGATTGGCACAGCAGCGGATAAGACTGGTATCTATACTCTAGATGACGATCTCTTAAACATCTCACTAGCGGGTGTCCCAGGAATTACCGATCAGAGAGTTCAAAATGCTCTGATAACTCTAGCAGAAACTTCACAGAACTTCCTAGCCATAGTATCTCCTCCACTAGGGTTGGATACTGTTGAAGAGGCTACGGATTGGATGAATGGTAAGGGTGATGGTAGAACTGCTGCCATCAATAGCTCATGGGGTGCCGTCTACTGGCCCTGGGTTCAGGTATTCGATGTCTTCTCTGCTAAGGATAGATGGTATGATCCAGCCATCTTCGCTATTCGTCAGATGGTGTTTACGGATAACGTTGCGGAAGCTTGGTTCGCCCCTGCTGGTTTCAGAAGAGGTCGCCTAACTAAGCCTACGGCGGTTGAGAAGTCCCTAAACCAGGGTGATCGTGATTCACTCTACGTTACCAACATAAACCCAATCGTTAACTTCGCTCCTGAGGGTATTACGATCTTCGGTCAGAAGACTGCCCAAAGAGCGCCAACTAGCTTGGATAGAGTCAACGTTAGACGGTTAATGATATTCTTGCGTAAGGTTCTTCTGCAAAGCGGAAGAGAGGATCTATTTCAACCAAACGACGTATTCACCTGGGAAATCATCAAGGATAAGTCTGAGGCTATCCTATCTGATGTTCAGGCTCGTAGAGGTATCACAGATTTCCGTGTAATCTGTGACGATACGGTTAATACTCCTGTAAGAGTAGACCGAAATGAATTGTGGTGCAAGATTCTGCTGAAGCCAACCAAGACAGCAGAGTGGATCATATTCGAAGTCAATCTTACTAATCAGTCAGCTAAATTTAGCGGGTAATTCATATGGTTAACAGTGTTTACAAGGACGACTATCGTCCATTCAATAAAGGGGAGTCTTTACCAAAGATATCAAAGAGTTTGGACTCTGTTAGATCGTATCAATTCGAAGTGCAGTTCTTCGGCTTACCTCCTGGTTTAACTGGTCAGCAAACGGATCTTACTTTAGCTGCGAAGCAAGTAGGAGCTATTAGCTACGGGGTTGAGGATATTGCAGTGCGAAGAGTTAACGATCAGGTCTTCTATCCTGGTGCTCCATCGTTCGACAGCCTTACTGTAACGTTTGACAATCTCTATCTGAGGCAAACGTCGCAGACCCTATGGGAATGGTTTAAGGTCATTTACGACCCAATGTCAGGCGATATGACGAAGCTCGCAGCCCCTGGTGGTCCTGGCAACAGAACGTTCAAGGCAAACAAGCTTAGAATCCTAGAGTTGGACAATACAAGAAATCCTCATGCGGCTATTGAGGTTTACGGTGTATATCCAAAGTCTGTTAGATTCTCTGAGAAGAATTACAGTTCAAACGAATTCTCAACTATTGAGGTAGATTTCAGATTCGACTTCTTGGACTTCTTCAACTACGGTGTGTAATACTACATTCTCCTAACCGAGAATCTTTAAATAGCCTATCCATGGGGTAGGCTATTTTCTATAATAGATTATGAG